CAACTGGCACAGGCTTCTTGACTAGCGGTTGGGCTTCTAGCTCTACCATTAGCGTGACCGCCGCCAACACTGGTATTTTCAACCTCAATGCTGGTGACGTTATCACCATCGCTGGTGTGTTCGCAGTCAACCCACAAAACCGCCAACCTTACGGCTCTAACAAGCTCCGTAATTTCGTGGTGAAGCAAACCGTGGCGATCAACTCTGGTTCAACTGGTAGCGTGATTGTGTCTCCCGCAGTCATCACCGCTGGTCAATTCCAGAACGTGAGCATCCCCACCACTTCTTCTACTGCCGCCGTGACTCAGTTCAACAACACTGGTGTCGTGTCTGCCCAAAACATCGTGATGCACAAAAACGCTTTCACTTTGGCTGTGGCCGATTTGGAATTGCCAGAAGGTGTGCATTTCGCTGGTCGCGCAAGCGATAAGGAAATTGGTTTGTCAATGCGTGTGGTTCGCCAGTACACGATCAACAACGACAGCATCCCAACCCGTTTGGATGTGCTGTACGGTTGGGCCCCTCTGTACCCAGAGTTGGCTTGCCGAGTTGCCGCCTAATTGACAATGGGGGTCTAAAAAGCCCCCGTCATTAACCATTTTTTCAAAGGAAACATCATGTCTAATCCAGGACCAGCATCCACCCAAACCGTCAACTACATCCTCAACGGCAACGCCAGCGATGGCGCGCAAGTTGGTGCGGTTGGCGGTAAAGTCGGTTTTTACGGCGAAACTCCCGTTGTTCAAGCAAGCGCAATCACCGCATTGACCGCTGCCCCAACAACTGCTGAGTTTGTTGCCGCAACTAACGCTATCATCACAGCGCTGCAAAATATCGGTATCACCGCTTAATTTGTAGTTGCCTTTGCGCCCTCTGAGTAAAATCAGGGGGCGTTTTCTTTTTGTGAAGGAAAAAGAATGAAACACATAATGATTGCCATTCCCGCTTACACGGGCGTGGTTCACATGGGGACTATGCGTTCCCTCATAAATGACACCATTGAACTGGTTAAAAGGGGTGATCGGTTTACCTTGGTGGATGACATTGGAAATGCCCTGATTGCTGACAGCCGAGGGGTAATTGCCACAAAATTCTGGGAATCCGACTGTGACGAACTTATCTTTGTGGACTCGGATGTAACTTGGGAAGCGGGGGCATTGCTTAAATTGGTAGATGCGCCTGTGGACTTGGTTGGCGGGGTTTATCCCGCAAGGCGTGACCCGATCAACTACCCATTTCACTATCTAGACCGAAAAGAACTGTGGGCAGACCCTGCAACGGGGCTTTTGGAAGTCAAGTCTATTGCCACGGGGTTTATGAAACTTAGCCGAAACTGCATCGCCAAGATGATTGAGGCTTACCCTGAAAAGCATTACTACACCGCTGAACGGGACAAAGAGTTCTACCCATTGTTTGACCATATTTTTGAGGATGGTTACAAGTGGGGTGAAGATTACAGTTTTTGTATCCGATGGGCAAAGATTGGCGGGAAGGTGTGGATTGACCCAGAGATTGCAATGGGGCATATTGGCTATAAAATCTTCCAAGGGCATCTAGGAAATTACCTTAGAAATAGGTAAAATTTGCCCATTCTTTGCAAAGGATATTTATGTCAACTCCTTTTCGTGTAGTCGGCCCAACCGTTGCGGTTTCTGCTGGCTCTAGTGCCACCTCTGAGGTTCTAGTAAACAACAACCCAAACATCCAATGTAACTATGTGTCCCTGATTAACACAGGTTCTACAAGCGTTGCTGTGAAGTTTGGCCCTACTGGTGTGGGTGCGCCTGTTTTGCCTGTTAGCGGCTCAACAACTGGCGACTTTGTGTTGCCTCCCAACATGAATGATGCAATCATGTTTGGAATTCCAACGACTCCGACCTATGTGCGAATGATTGGCTCTGCCACTGGCCCCTCTATCGTTTACGTTACCCCAATCGCTTTCTAAGGGGGCTTCATGGCTGACCCCGCCGAATCAGAAAACCAAAATCTGCTGCCAGTACAGGCATATTTTGCCGTTGATGGCACATTTCAAACTTTCATTGGGCAAGGTCAGCCGTTTTATGCGACTGTGAATCCAGACCAATCAGGTCTGCACATCACAAACAGCACAATTGATAGCACGACTATTGGTGCGACTACGCCATCAACAGGCGTTTTTACCAATGTTTCAACCACCACGGGCACGATTGCCACAGCACCCACCGCCAACACAGATATTGTTAACAAGCAATATGTTGATGCGGTTGCCCAAGGGCTGAACCCAAAGCAAGCTGTCAAATGCGCCACAACCGCTGACATTACGCTTTCTGGACTTCAGACAATCGACACCTACACCACTTTGGCGGGTGATAGAGTTCTGGTTAAAAATCAGTCTACATCCTCACAAAACGGCATTTATGTAGCCGCTTCTAGTGCGTGGTCTAGAGCCACAGACATGGACACATGGGCTGAAGTGCCTGGGGCCTATACCGTGGTTCTCTACGGCTCTGCCAACTACCAAACTGGTTGGGTTTCAACCTCTGCGGATACGGGAACAATCGGGGTCACAGCGATCACCTTTGTGCAGTTCTCAGGGTCGGCTACTTACTATGCTGGCACAGGACTAACGCTTGCCGCCAATACATTCAGCATCACCAACACAGGCGTGACTGCGGCTTCTTATGGCTCTGCGTCTAAGACTTTGACCGCCACCGTCAATGCCCAAGGTCAGCTAACTGCTTTGGCTGCTACTGACATTGCGATTGCGGGAAGCCAAATCACAAGCGGATTGGTTAGCCCGACTTACGGTGGCACAGGGGTCAATAACGGCTCAAACACCCTGACTTTGGGTGGAAGCTACACCCTGAATCAATCAGTCGCTTCAGGCGCTGCACCATCGTTTGTGGGGACTAACTTCACATCTATCCCAAATGCTGCGCTGACCAACAGTTCAATTACTGTCAATGGCACAAGCATCGCTTTGGGTGCGTCTGCGACCATCACAGCGGCCAATCCTTATGCTTTGACATTGGGAACAGGTCTGTCGGGTACTTCTTATGACGGTTCGTCAGCGGTAACTGCGGCAATTGCGAATACTGGCGTGACCGCCAATTCCTACACTTACGCCAACTTTACAGTCAACGCACAAGGCCAACTGACTGCGGCATCAAGCAACGCAACGACAGGAAGCGGAAGCATCGTATTGGCGGCTTCTCCCACTATTTCTGGTGCTTGGGGTAGTCCTGATTCGCTTCAGTTTAATACTAGTGCGACCGTCACTTCTGCTGTTGGAAAGATTTGGTGGGATGGCGGCACGACCCTGAATGTGGGAATGACTGCCAATGTGACGGGTCACGCCTTAGAAGATCAGTTTTATTACATCAAAGCATCATCAGCCATCACTAAAGGTGAAGTGGTGATGTTTACAGGCTCTGTTGGGGCTTCTGGTGTGGTTACTGGTGCGCCTGCTACTGGCGTAACCGATGGCTCTTACATCATGGGCGTGGCTGCCGAGGATATTGCCAACAATGGATTTGGTTTGGTTCAGTATGAAGGCACTATGCGTGGCTTGAATACTGGGTCATTCACAGATGGGGATATTCTTTGGTACAACCCTGCCGTAACGGGTGGCCTGACAGCGACTAAGCCTTCTGCGCCAAATGTCAAAGTTCAAATGGCTGCGGTCATTAACGCTGGCAATGGTGGGTCGGGTTCTATCCTGATTCGTGTGTCGCCAGGCTCGGTTTTGGGCGGTACAGACTCAAACGTTCAATTTGGGACTTTAGCCAACGGCAATGTGATTGTTTACAACAGCACCGCAGGCTATTGGGAAAACGCTGCTCAAAGCACTTTGTCGGTTGGTAATGCGACAAACCTAGCAGGCGGTGGCGCTGGATTTGTGCCATATCAATCTGGTTCAGGCGCTACGGCTTTCTTGTCGGCTGGAACAATTGGTCAAGTTCTTACTTCCAACGGTTCTAGTGCGCCAACATGGACAACGCCAGCGTCAGCCATCACGATTTCTGATGACACGACAACCAATGCGACTCGTTATCCGTTGTTTGCAGACCAAACGACAGGCTCTGCTTCAACAGAGTATGTCAGCTCCACAAAGTATCAATTTAACCCTTCTACGGGCGTTTTAACGGCTACTTCGTTTACTGGCGCTGGTACGGGTCTGACGGGTACGGCTTCAAGTCTTTCAATTGGCGGTAACGCAGCCACAGCGACAAGTGCCA